GCGCCAGTACAACGTCGCCACGCACTACGACGACACCAACGGCCCCTACTTCAAGCTCGGCGCCTACGACTACTTCCATGCCGTGGGTTGGGGCAGCCGTACCGCGTACTTCACTGACGTGCAAATCTTGCGCGGCTCGGCCGGCTACACCGAGGGCATGGGCCAAGTGCCGCTCCCGCCGCGCCGGCTGCTGGCGCCGTAATCCCATCCTCTGCCGGTGCAGACCATGCTGGGCCACAGCGAGCTTGAGATGACCGAGCTGTACCTGAACGACCGCGGGTTGTCGCGGAACGAATGGAAGCGTGTCGAGGTCGCTGCTGTCGACTGATCGCAGTGGTCGTGCGCGTGCCTTCCCATGGCCGCACGACATTGGCGGCATGGGCAACGATCTGCAGCCACCCGAGCAAGCTGACCACCTGCGCGCGCAGGTGGCTGCACGCGCTCAGCGCCAGGAGGCCGACGACACCGCCTGGCTGATGAGCGGCAAGCGCGGCCGGCGAATTGTGTGGCGCCTGCTGGAGCGGGCCGGCGTGTTCCACGCTGTGTTCACGCCAGACGCGCTTGGCATGGCCTTCACCGCCGGCTGCCGAAACGAGGGGTTGCGGCTGCTGGCGGCCGTGCACACCCTGCCCGACTACCAGCTGATGGTTGCCGAGAACGCCGCACAGCCTGCCGCACCGCAACCCAACGAGGACGACGCTTGAGCGATTCCACCACCACCGCCGCGGCCGCAGCGCCCAGCGCAGGCACTTTGCTTGCCGATGCTGCTCCTGTCGCGCAGCCGGCAGAAGCCGGCGCCCCCGCTGTCGATGCGACACCGAAGAACGGTGCAGACGACGCGGCCGCTGGCGCCGATGCAACCGCCGAGACCAAGCCAGAAGCCGGCGACAAGCCGGCTGACAAGCCCGCCGAGCGCGCTGCGCCCGAGGCCTACGACATCAAGGCGCCAGATGGTGTGACGCTGGATGCCGAGGCCGCGGCCGAGTTCGAGGCCGTGGCCCGTGAGCTGAACATGCCGCAGGATGAGGCGCAGGCGCTGGTGCAGCGCATGGCCCCGAAGCTGCAGCAGCGCTTTGCCGCGCAGCAGACCGAGCTGATGGCGCGCGCATCCAGCGAATGGGCCGAGTCGGCAAAGGCCGACAAGGAAATCGGCGGCGATGCGCTGCCGGAATCCATGGCCGCAGCCAAGCGTGCGCTCAAGCACCTCGGCACGCCTGAGTTGGCATCGTTGCTCGAAGACAGCCGCCTGGGGAACCACCCCGAGGTGCTGCGCTTCATGGCCCGTGCCGGCAAAGCGCTGGGCCCCGACGGCACTTTCCTGGGTGGGCGGGCTGCCACCAACGTGAACGCGGCGCAGAGCATCTACGCCAAATCCAACATGAACCCCTGATCGAAGGAGCCTGACATGGCAACCATCTCCAGCAGCACCATGCCGACCCTGGCCGACCTGGCCAAGCGCATGGACCCCGACGGCAACATCTCCAAGGTCATCGAGATGATGGCCCAGAACAACCAGGTGCTCGACATGATGCCCTGGTCCGAGTGCAACGACGGCACCAACCACAAGACCACGGTGCGAAATGGCTTGCCCACCCCGGTGTGGCGTCAGCTCAACTACGGCGTGCCGTCGGCCAAGTCCAGCACTACCAAGGTGCAGGACGCGACCGGCATGCTGGAGATCTACGCCAAGATCGACAAGTCGCTGGCCGACCTGAACAACAACAGCGCGGCCTGGCGCCTGAGCGAAGAAGCGCCGTTCCGCGAGGCGATGAACCAGACGCTGGCGTCGACGCTGTTCTATGGCGACACCACCTCGAACCCCGAGCGGTTCATGGGTCTGGCGCCGCGCTTTGCCGACAGCACCGCCGAGAATGGCCGCAACATCATCAAGGGCGGCGGCGCCGGTTCCGACAACACCTCCATCTGGCTGGTGGGCTGGGGCGAGAACACCGCGCATGGCCTGTACCCGAAGGGCAGCCAGGCCGGCCTGCAGGTGCGTGACCTTGGCGAAGACACGGCGAGCGACGGCGCCGGTGGCGAGTATCAGATCCTGCGCACCCACTACAAGTGGGACTGCGGCTTCACGGTGCGCGACTGGCGCTACATCGTGCGCGTCTGCAACATCGATGTGAGCGACCTGACCAAGAACGCATCGGCCGGCGCTGATCTGATCGACCTGCTGGCCCAGGCCCTGGAAACCATCGAATCGCTTGATGGTGTGCGCCCGGCCCTCTACGGCAACCGCACCATCGCCAGCTTCCTGCGCCGCCAGATCGTCAACAAGGTGGCCAGCTCCACGCTCACCCAGGGCGAGGTCGCGGGTCGTCGCGTGATGATGGTCGGCGAGGTGCCGTTCTACCGCACCGACGCGATCCTCAGCACCGAGGCCACCGTCGCCTGATCCACCAAGGAGAACACCATGTTGATCGACAAGCTTCTGCGCTTCAGCGCATCGCAATCGCTGGCCGGTGCGTCTGGCACGGCTTCCACCGACATCCTGGACCTGGGCGCCGACCGCGACATGACGGCGCTGGGCCGGCCGCTGTATGTGGCGGTCGTGCTCGAGGCCAGTGGCGGCACCAGCCCCACCCTGCAGGTCATTGTGCAGACCGACGACAACAGCGGCTTCTCGTCGGCTGTCGCGCTGCACACCGGCCCGGCGCTGGCGCAGGCCAGCAACCGCGTGCAGATCATCCCAATCCCGCACACGAACGAGCGGTATCTGCGCCTGACCTACACCCAGGGCGGCACGAGCCCGACGGCCACGGTGTCGGCGTTCATCACCGACTCGCCGCAGGCCTGGGTGGCCACTGCCGACGGCATCTGACCGTGGCCCGCCCACGTCGCCAGCCCGCGGCCATCCAGCCCGGGCAAGCTGCGCCAGTGCAGCCGCGGGAACCCGGCAACCAGCCTGTTCAGGTGGTGGCCCTGGCACGCGGCTACTACGGCCAGTTGCGCGAGGCGGGCGACGTTTTCACGGTGGCCCATGCTGGGCATGTCGGGCGCTGGATGCGTCCGGTGTGCCCGGCTGCTGACTGAGGCAAGCGCTCATGGCGTCAGTGGTTGACCTGTGCAATCTGTCGCTGGCCAGGCTTGGCGACGAGGCCAACGTCGTCAGCATCGAACCGCCTGATGGCAGCGCGCAGGCGGCGCACTGCGCCAGATTCCTGCCCATGGTGCGTGACAGCCTGCTGCAGGCGCATGCTTGGGGCTTCGCGCTGCGGCGCGAGGCCTTGGCGGCCATCACCATGCCAGCAGGGGTGTCCGGCTGGCTCTACGCCTATGCGATGCCAAACCAGTGCCTTCAGCTGCTGGCTGTGCAGGCTGCCGATGCGCCCGACGACTTCACTGCATCGATCACCGATGCAGATGATGCACTGCGCAGTTCGGCCGCGCAGTGGCCGCACCTGGTGGAGCTGACGCCAGCAGGCGCCATGGTGATCCTGACCGACACCGGCAGCGCCATTGCGCGGTTCGTTCAGCGCGTGGACGACCCAACGCTGTGGTCGCCGCTGTTCACCGAGACGCTGTCGTGGCGCCTGGCTGCTGCGGTGGCCGGCCCGCTGTTGAAGGGCGACGCTGGCATGCAGCAGGCCAGGCGATGCGAAGAGATGGCCGCCGCCGTGCTGGCACGCGCTCGAGCTCAGGACGCCCAGCAAAGCCGGCCGCGCATCTTGAGCCAGCCATTGGCCAGCAGCTGGCTTTCCGCTCGGCGCTGACGTGGCAAGCGTTCGCACCATCACGCAGGCGTTCAACGCCGGCGAGGTGTCCCCCGAGTTCGTGGGGCGCATCGAGCAGGCTGCGTTTCAGTCAGGCCTGGCACTCTGCCGCAACTTCATCGTGCTGCCGCATGGCCCGGTGGTCAACCGTCCAGGCTTCGCTTATGTGCGGTCAGCCAAGCATGCCGATCGCCTGGCCAGGCTGATCCCGTTCGTCTTCAGCTCGTCCCAGAGCTTCGCCATCGAGTTCGGCGATCTGTACTGCAGGTTCCACACCGGCGGCGCGACGCTTGAGAGTTCTCCTGGCACGCCATACGAGGTTGCAACCCCGTATGCGGAGGCTGACCTGGCCGCGCTGCACTATGTGCAAAGCAACGACATCATCACGCTGGTGCACCCCAACTATGCGCCGCGCGAGCTGCGCAGGCTGAGTGCCACCACCTGGTCGCTGACCACCATCACGTTCGGCAGCGCGCTGGCTGCGCCAGGCAGCGTCGTGGCGACGGCCACTGTTGGCACTGGCTCCACGACCTACAGCTACCGCGTGGCAGCTGTGGGCGCGGACGGTCTGGATGAGGGCGTGATCAGCGCCACCGGATCGTGCACCAACGACCTGCTGACCAGCGGGAACAAGAACACCGTGACCTGGTCGGCCGTCACCGGCGCAAGCCGGTACAGGGTCTACAAGGAAAGCAACGGCC